ACAGGCTAAGTTTGTTCAGAATTTCATTGATTCAGATAAAGCAGTTCATGGTATCAACGATAATAATGCTCATACAATTCCTCTTATGGGAGGAATGATTGGAGTTAAGTCAAAGAGATTTGTTCAATTAGTTGGATTTTCTTCTTTTGCAGATATGATTTCTTCTTGGAGACGAACGAGAGAAGGTTGGGATTCTCATGGTCAAGATCAGTCTTTCTTGATGGATCGCATATGGGCGTGTCTGTTAACCATATTACGTTTTCAGACAGAGACGAAAATTCGACTCTTATCTGGTTGAAATAATTCGGTTTGAATATATCATTTAACATGACCAAAGAAAAAATTACACACAAGCAAACTTTGCCTAAAAAATCTTTTGTTATAGCTGATATTCATGGATGTGCAACCACCTTATCTTTATTGCTAGACAAAATACTCGATTCGACGGAAAAATGCAATGTGATTCCGCGATTTGTATTTACCGGGGATTACTTTGATCGCGGCCCTCATTCTAAACAGGTCATTGATATACTTTTGAAACTAAAGTCCAAGTACGAATGTATCTTTATACGAGGAAACCATGACGATGTAATTTGTAATCTCGTTGATATCAAGTCATACCTCGATCCTAAGGAATTCACCAATTCTCCGGTGCATATGTGGTTCGCACAGCATGGGTTGATTCCTACTTTAAAATCTTATGGCATTACAGATAACGAGATGAACGAAATTTGGTATACAAATTCCTCACCGATTGAAGTTGAAGACATTTATCCATACGACACGAACCCGATCGGGCAATTGCTGCGATCAAAAATGCCACAAACCCATATAGATTTTCTCGAAAATATGCAATTACTACACGTCGATACAAATTTTTTCTGCGCTCATGCCTGGTATCCTGCCACAAAAATTCCCAGAGACTCCAAGTTTCTAAAAAACAGCGACATATATAACGTTCTTTGGGGAAGACTGCGGAAAGAAAACATCGACAAAGAGGAAGTCGGTTCCGAATGGGGCTCTTTTGGTATTTTTGGGCACACACCAACCGCGTATTACAACGGAAACTTCGAACCAATTCTTAGAAAAAACTTTCTCCTACTAGATACTGGATCATGCTTTACGCACCCAGAAGGTTCTTCGATAACCGCATTTTGCGTAGAAGATTCGACGTTTATCAGTCAGGCAACAAGTGAAAAGGACAAATAAATGGCCCAACTATCAATAGACCAACTATCAATAGACCAACTATCATCACAACCGTCCAATAACAATGAACTACAAGCATCGCGATACCGGTTGATTATTCCTAAACTTCCGATGGTAAACTATTTCTGTAGTAAAGTGACGATTCCATCTGCTACTATCGGAATAGTCGATCAACCAACAAATTTTAATCCGATTAAAAGACCAGGCGGTGCGGTAACCCATTCGCAATTGTCTGTCGAATTTCTGGTTCAGGAAGACTTGCGAAACTGGGCAGAATTGATGAATTGGTTGCGGCAATGCTCGAACTACATTAACTATGAAGAATACGAAAAACCTTTCAAACATCTTAGCGATTCCTCACACATTCTCATTATGACCAATGCACAAAACCCCAAATACAAATTCACATTCAATGGTCTATGGCCAACTAGCGTAGGTAATCTCGATTTTTCTTCGGCGGACGATACATATCTAAAATGTACCGCCACGTTTGAATTTACGTCTATGGATTTAGTACCATTGAGTTCCGAGGAATCTGCATGACCCTTGCTGAACTGCGGGCCGAAACCGAAAAAGATATGGCTATCGATCGTTCTGAATTAGGAAACGAATCGCTGCGAATTCCACAATTGCATAACAAATACCTTAATTACTTTCACGATGCACGAATTCGATACAAGATTTTGCGGCAGAAATATGCAGAATTAAAAAAAATAAAGTGGGAATACTATTCAGGAAAATTATCCGCGCAGGAATTGCTGGATTACAATCTGCCGCCGTTTCCCCATCGAATTCTCAAAACAGACCTCGACAAATATCTAGATTCAGACAAAGAACTATCCCAAATTGTTTCTAAGATGAACCTCGAAGAAGAAAAAATTGCCTATCTTGAATCGATAGTTAAAGCCATTTCCGCGAGACATTGGCAAATTCGTAATGCCATCGACTATTTGAAGTTCACAAACGGCATTGTCTAATATCGCATAAATATGTCGATGGCTAATATCGATATACAGTATTACAATGATGTGCATATTCGTTTGAAGTGTGAAGAACAGCATATTACACAGGAACTTTCTGATTACTTTTGCTTCGAAGTTCCCGGAGCCAAATTTACTCCAGCATTTCGACATAAAATGTGGGACGGAAAGATTCGTCTTTTCAATTACTCCAGTGGGCTTATCTACGCTGGGCTTTTGCCGTACATACTAGAATACTGCAAAGATCGTAATCTTACTGTTTCGATCAATCCAGAATGTGTTAAGTATCTAAACGACATCGAACGCAGCGATATCGAGTCTTTTTGCCAAACACTCAATATTCACTCCAAGGGCAAAAAAATTGAACCCTATCCGTATCAAATTGACGGAATTCATCACGCTCTTTCTGCGTCTCGCACTTTATTGTTATCGCCGACCGGATCCGGAAAAAGTCTAGTTATGTACTGTCTGGCTCGCTACATGCCCGGCCGAACACTGATTGTAGTTCCATCCACTTCCTTGGTGGAACAATTATACGGCGATTTTGCAGACTACTCCAGCGAAGTTCGTTGGACCACCGAAAAGAACGTACACAAAATCTATTCAGGTAAAGACAAAGATTCGGACTGCCCGATAACGATTACAACATGGCAATCGATCTTTACCCTACCAAAATCTTGGTTTTCTCAATTTCAGAATGTCATCGTAGATGAATGTCACACGGTAAAAGCAGATTCGCTGAAGAAGATTTTGGAAAAGATGGTACGCACCAGGTATCGCATTGGTCTCACCGGAACTCTCGATGGTACAAAGACTCACAAATTGGTCATCGAAGGATTGCTCGGTAAAGTCTTTCGTATGGCTATGACCAAAGATTTAATGAATTCCGGTTTACTAAGTCCAATAAAAATAGAATCGATTTTACTGAAATACAACGATTCTGTGCGTAAAGAGAGTAAATCAGACACATATCAAGAGGAAATCGATAGGATCGTCTCTAATGACACCAGAAACGATTTTATAGCACAGTTGGCCTTGCGAACCAAGGGCAATACTCTAATTTTGTTTACATACGTCGATCGACACGGCAAGGTTCTCCACGAAAAACTTCAAAAATTGACCGAAAACACAAATCGAAAGGTTTTCTTCATATGGGGTAATGTCGATGCAGAAGAAAGAAATCAGATGCGAGAAATTGTGGAAAAAGAATCTGATGCTATTATCGTGGGTTCTTATGGTTGCATGGCGGTCGGTATCAACATTAAAAATCTACATAACATCATTTTTGCTTCTCCGTCCAAATCTAGGATTCGTATCTTGCAGTCAATTGGTCGCCAGTTGCGAGTGAGTTCTTCAAAATTAGTTGCTAAACTGTACGATATCGGAGACGATTTATCGTGGAAATCAAGAAAAAACCATACGCTGTTGCATTGGTTAGAACGAATTAAGTTGTATACTGAAGAAAAATTTGAGTATAGAGTATCAACACTGAAGATATAAACATGAAAAACACAACACCAAATCCCGATTCAAAATCAAATCAAGAAAATCTTCCGTACGGAATACTAAAACTGCATAGCGGTCTGCATGTCATCTGTCAATATCTCGAAAAAGGTAAAACTTTAATTGTAGAACAACCTATGGCTATCTACGAGATGGAAGTCAATGACATAAATGGAAATTACAAACACCACGTTATCAAAATGAGGAACTGGATTGATTATACTAATGAATCTATGTTCAGTATACCGCGGTCATCTGTCTTGATTGTCTGTACACCTACAGATTCAATAATTCGGTTATATGAACAGAATAAGATGGATGAAGATGAAGAACTCGAAGTGATCACTGAACCGGATCCTTCGGATAATGATAACTCGGGTAAAGGTTCAACCGGATCTTTCCGCCCTTCCCGGGATGGTTGGCCATGGTTTAAGACTTAAAGGCCTTTGGTCCTTCCTTAAGCTTCCTTAGGACTTTCCTACCCCATCTCACCAAGGCAATCATACTTATGCCACCGAAAAGTCCAAGAACCGAGCTTGTTACAAAACTGTTACAATTCAATTTGAAATTTGACAAAGTTCCAATTTCTGCTAGAATCGACTGAGCAATAAAGGCATATAATGACACAAAAAAGAAAATCCACGCACTACGTCAAAAATGACGAATTTCTGGCAGAAATGATTAAGTACCGAGAAGAGTACCTTAAGCATGAAAAGGACCCAGATAAATTTCCTAGACCCAGACCTTCCGAATATATTGGAAAAGCAATTTTGAGTATTGCTACCAATCTTTCGTCTAAAGGAAATTTTGCGAATTACACTTATCGAGATGAAATGGTTTCGGATGCCATTGAAAACTGTTTTCAGTATTTGAAAAATTTCGATCCATCCAAGTCCTCAAATCCATTCGCTTATTTTACCCAGATCAGTCATTTTGCTTTTATTCGTCGGATTCAAAAAGAAAAGCGACAGGCCTATACTAAGGTGAAATTATTCGAGAACGCGAAGATAGACAAATACAACATAGCGAATTATGCTGGTGAAGAGGTGCTTGATGCTGCTAATCCTATGGCGGCTGCCTTCAATTTAACAGATCGTGATATGGACTTCTTTGATAATCAAAAGCCGGAAGTTAAATCTAAAAAGATGACTCGAAGTGTAAAGAAACCGAAGAAACCTAAAACCAAGAAAGCCCTCGAAAATTTCTTTCAGGGTGAAACAAATGGCTAAGATAGCGGTTATTACCGACACACATTTTGGGATAAAGAATAGTCTTGGAATTTTTCAAGACTATTTCTTCTCTTTTTTTGACACTGTTTTCTTTCCGTATATCGACAAACACGATATCAAGACAGTTATTCATATGGGTGATTGTTTGGATAACCGCAAGTTTGTGAATATCGATTTACTTCGCAGTGTTCGTAGAAGAGTTTTTGATGAGTTGAAAAAAAGAAAAGTAGATGTACATCTTATACTCGGCAATCACGATCTATTTTACCGTTCGTTGAGTTCGGTAAATTCACCTACAGAGTTGTTTAGTGGGTATGACAACGTTAAAATCTATGACATGCCCACGACGGTTAATCTTCATGGAATTCCATTGGATTTCATTCCTTGGGTTAACAAGACCACCGAGGAACACACGCTAGAGTTGCTAAAGACCACTCTTTCTGCGTATGCATTTGGGCATCTGGAGTTAGAAGGATTTCAGGTCTTGCGCGGTATCAAATCCGATAAGGGACTATCGAAACAATTGTTCTCAAGATTTCGCAAAGTTTTCACCGGGCACTTTCATCAAAAGCATGACGACGGGCAGATATTCTATCTCGGCACATCTTACGATATGACTTTTTCTGATTTAGATGAAACAAAAGGTTTTCATGTATTCGATACAGAAACCGGAGATATGGAATTTGTTCCGAATCCCAACAAAATGTTTTTTCGGTTGATATACGACGATGCTAGCAATAACTATTCCGTTTTGCCTCCATTAGATATCTACGAAAACAAATACGTTCGTTTGCTGGTAAAAAACAAAACCAATCCGTATGCCTTCGAAAGATTCGTGGATGCTTTGAATTTGCATCCTCCAGCACACATAAACATTGTAGACGAAACCGACATATATCTAGCAGATAGTACCGATATAGATCAAACCAAAGATACTCTACAAATCATAAATTCTGAAATTGAAACTCTTACCGAAATAACAAATAAAGACAAACTGAAAAGTATCATGCACGATTTGTATATTGCGAGCCACGACATAGAATGATTATTTTCAAGAAATTGCGGTTCAAAAACTTTCTGTCTTACGGAAATTATTTTACCGAGGTAGACTTTACGGCCCATAAAACCGTATTGATTTCGGGTAAAAATGGAAACGGAAAGAGTGCTATTGCGGAAGCACTTTGTTTTTCCTTGTTTGGAAAACCATATCGCAACATCAATAAGCCTAATTTGTGCAATTCGATAAATGAAAAGGACTGCTTGGTTGAATTAGAATTTTCCATCGGCAACAAGTCTTATCTGATTCGCCGCGGAATAAAGCCAAATGTCTTCGAAATCTACTGTGACGGAAATCTGATCAATCAAACGGCAGCAAACAAAGACTATCAAAAATACCTAGAGCAGTCTATTCTCAAACTCAATTTCAAGGTTTTTAGTCAATTGGTGTTGCTGGGATCATCTTCGTATGTTCCTTTTATGCGTCTTCCTGCTGCCGATCGTCGCCAAGTAATTGAAGACCTGTTGGATATTACTGTATTTTCCAGAATGAATATCGTACTTAAGGAAAAGATATCCGCCTTAAAGGAAGACTTAAAGGCTCTAGATTTGAAAATAGAGACGGTTAAGGAAAAGATTCGTTTGCAGAACGAGTATATTTCCAAATTGAAATCGAAAGTTCAGCAAAGCATATCTGATATTGGCGATTACGTGGTTTCTGAGAAAAGTAAAGTTGAAAAACTCCAGCAAGAAATCGACAGCAAAACGGCTGAAATAGAAACACTGACCAAAAATATCAGCGATGAAGAATCGATTCGAAAAACGTTGGCTGAACTTGCGGCACTGAAAAGAAATCTCAGTGCGAATATATCGCAGATTGAAAAATCCTTGAAGTTTTACGAACAAAATTGTGATTGTCCTTCCTGCGGACAAACTATTACCGATCAATTCAAAACCGAAATCGTTTGCAAACAGAAAAATTCTATCGAGAAGTACGTTAATGCTTTGAAGATGTTGGAACAAAAACAATCTAAAAAGCAAAATAGAGAAAAAGAGATAAATGATGCTCTTTCACTTATCCGCAAAAATGAAAATCGAATCTCGATATTGTC